TTAACGACGCACTTTCATTTTGTATACCAAGTATGGTTTTTACTTTTTGGATTAAATCGTTTACAGTCTTTTTTATGTTGTTTGCTAAGTTTATGTAAATATCAAATGCTTTTTTGACAAACTTGTAATCTAATCCCTGAGTTTGTTTTTGTACCGCAGCATCCATTTTTTCTGACAGAGTAGATGACTCTGGACGGGCAATTCTTCTTCTTCGTGATGGAGTCGTGTTTCTTTGAAAAGAAGAAACCATAGCAGTTCCAGTATTTGAGAACATTCGTCCAATACCAGAAACTGCTTTAGTGTTTTGTTTACCCTCGGATGTTATTGTTGGTAGTGCTAACATTAGTTATTTTTTCTTTAATTGTTCTCTTCTTTTATTTATTTCCTCTACATGTTTTATTAAAAGATTTAGATAAATTTCTCTTTCCCACGGTATCATGTTTTCCAATTCAGTTAGGCTGTACTTGTGTTCTTGTAGGAGAAGAAAATTTGTTTTATACAAATTCTCTAAAGACTCACTCGCCAGCCCTAGTCGAAAAAATCTACAAATTTATCGAGAACAACCTTTACTTTCTTTTGTGTAAATGGAGAAACTGCTTCTGATTCATAATAAATGGAAGGCATGGTATCGAAGAAATTACTTAATTTTTCATACATGTCTTGCGTAAATTGCTCAACAAATTCTTGCAATTCTACTTTGGAATAATCTGATGCTTTATACTCAGATTCTTTATCATAAATTTTATTGATACAATTTACGATTAAATTAAATCCATTTTCAACCAATGGTTTTGAGGGATCTACAGACAAAATTGTACGCATATTGGGATACTTCATTTCTACAAATAAAGAATCTGATAATTTTAATTTCGTTTCATGTTTTGTAGATCTTTTTACAATAACTTTATTAAGATCAACGTCTACTTGAAATTTTTTACTAGTATCGGGATCAATTACATTAATTTTTATAACTTCTCCCATAGATTTTTCGCGTAACTTTAAGAAAATATACTCTATGTCAAATGAAGGAACATCTTCAATATCAATCTTGTCTATTAAACAATTGCTAATAACTTGATCCATTGCTAATAGTATTTGATCATTGTCTTTAGATTCTGCTGCTATTAAAAGAATCTTTTCTTCTTTAACTAAAAATGGTCTATATCTTATCTTTTGACCATTTGATGGTAATTTCATTTCAAAGGTTGCAACGTCAATTTTTGGTAGTGGCATAGTAAAATCCTATTCTAAATAATTCAAATAACCGATGCATCTCTATATGCAAAGGTAACGGTTTGTTTTAAGTACGAATCGCGTTCATCGTATGATAATTGAACGGCTTCTATATTGCTCAACATCGCATACGAAAGTTTAATTGTGAAAAGTTTTTTATCTTTTTCTGTATCAAGACAAGAAATGTCAATATCACCAACAACATCATCCAAATAACCAATAAAGTAGTCTCCATTTACATTTTTAACAATTCTGTTATTTATTTCGCTGTAAAATGTTTTAACTGGGTTTCCTAGTGCATCTAAACGAAAAGTTATATTACAAGTTTGTGCCGGAAGTTTAACGTATGGTATTTTTAGCAAAGGTTGAGTGTTGAATTGAAAATCCGCAGTACCTACTCCCAATGGTGGTATGTCAATACTTTCAGCATATCCACTAAAATACAAATTAGCATTATTAAAGTTTAGATTTACAGTAAATCTATTTGGTCTTGCCAAACCTCTTATACTGTTTAGTGCTGTTTGTACGTCTGCGTATGCCATTTAATTTCGTGTTTCCTTTAATATTTCGGAATACAATTTACTGGGAGAAATACCTTTAAACATTGGTAAAAATGCAAACTGAGTCCATTCTTCCGGTGTAGTTATTTTTGGTTTTCCGATTATATTGCTGACATTATATTGATTAAAAACAACACCAGTATATTTAGCAAATATTTTCTTATTCAATATTGACATTATTTTGATACGAATTCTGTGTGGATCGGTTTCTTTGGGATTTAACATTAAAGTGTTCATTAACATGATCATTTTAAATCTATCCTTGGGGGGGATATAATGCAGATTAATACCATAAAACCCCCCTCCCCCGATTCCAGTAACCAAAACTAAAGGATACCTGTCAAAAATTCTTGTGCGGGTTGATGGTTTGTATTTAAACAATAAAACCTGTCCCGGTAGTTTTCTTTTTATGTTTTTGGTGGTGTCTTTTAAAAAATCAGAGTAGTCTGTTACTTTGCCCGTTTTGTTGACTCCCCGCATAGAATCACGTAACCATTTTAAAGCGGATTGGGGTGTATTAATCGGTTTCGGTTTCTGTTGGTTCTTTTCCACCAAATAACTCTTTCTCTGTTATTATTTTAAATTTCCAATTACGCTTTTTAGCATATTCTTCTGCAAATGCCCACTTTGATTTATTTATTTGCCACTCGACTACTTCTTGCAAATAACCTTTTGTTATTTTTTTCTTTTTTGCTGGTTCTGAGCATTTTCTATGTGGTTTTATTTCAACCATGTAGGTTTGAATTGTTCCATCTTTTTCTTTTACTTCAATGATGAAATCTACAAAATATCTGTGATATTTTTTGTCAACAGGAGAAATATAAGGTATTGGTAATTCTTCTGAAGCCCATTTCACGATGTTATCTGTGTTATCGCAAAATGTCATAAATTTACGTTCCCATAAAGAACGATAGATTATATTAGTTGGATCGCCCCTATACTTAGAGGGATTCTTTGGCTTAAACTTACCTTTGTACGACATACATATATTTAGAAAAGGATTATACATGGGAAAAATAGTCAACTTCTTTGCACCATCCACAGGACAACCACAGAATTCAAAAATATTTTGTGTAATTGATGTAATTAATAATAACGCCGTTGTAGAGGCAAATCCAACACCAATAATCACATACTATCTTCAATTACCCAAAGAGATAACCGATGTTTTTAGTATGGATTGGCAACAAGAAGAACTTGCGGCTACTACCTTAGATGCAATTGCACAAAGAGTTATGGGTACACAAGGTCAAAGTGTTGACATCGGTGGTATTTTTTCAAATATTGCTCCGGATCTTGCCGGACAAGTGGGAATAGGTGGTGCTACAAAGGAAGTATTGAGACGAGCCGGTGTAGCGAGAAATCCAATTAACACTTTACTATTTAAAAATGCAAATCTTAGGCAGTTTCAATTCAGTTGGGATTTTATGCCAATAAACACACAATCTGCTCAACAATACGAACAGTTTATATTTGATATGAGAGAAAATATGTTACCGGAAATAAATGGAGTAGGTTACAAAACACCAAACATATTTAATATTGAAATGAAAGTGGGTTCTAAAGTTTTTCTTTCTGCTAAAAAGTGTGCTTTAACTAATATGACTGTAAACCCATTTGGATCAGGTCTTCCCGCATTCCATGAAGATGGACAACCTGTACATAATGTAGTGACTTTAGAATTCCAAGAATTGGTTCCAAGCACCAAAGAAACAATAAAGAGTTTGTATAAAAAATAAGGACTAATACATGTATTTTAATAAACTAGGAACAACAGACTATCAAGGAACAACCATACCCGACATATTAAAGCGTGTGGTAATTTCTGATCCTAATATTTTAAATACAGATTTGTTTGAAAAGTATGACATAACCGAAGGACAAACACCAGAAAGTGTATCTTTTGGTTATTATGGTAAAGTGGACTACTACTGGGTAATAATGTTGTTAAACAATATCAAAAGTAGATATTTTGATTGGCCTATGTCTTCTCAAGAGTTGGGACAATATATCGAGTCAAAATATGGAAATAAAAGTTCATTGTTTGTCACCGACAATCAATTAATATCAAATCCTGCTCCGCTTTGTAATGCAAAATATGTGTTAAATGGAACAACGGAATATGAAGTTTTAGGTTGTGACCGCGATTTAAATAAATTAGAGGTCACTAAACTAAACGATCCTGCATTAGGTCTTTCAACTATTCAAATACTAGACAATTTGGTTGTATTGGATAAGGATAGAAAATATTTGTTTGGGTTGTTTCCAGAAAAAATAGTTTACGAAAATGCTTACAGTCTTCATCATTTTAATTTTTCTAATGAAAGAAGCAATAGAGTATTATTACAAAGTTATATTTCTGGGGTAATACCATCCGAAACAATTACAAATCAAGAATACGAAAATAATTTAAATGAAGCAAAAAGATCTATAACATTGATCAAAAAAGAATATGTTTCTTTCTTCGTAAATAATTTTAAGACAATAGCACAGGGATGATATGGTTCACAACGTTATACTAACAAATAAACCTAATATACTATTAAACGGTGTAGACATATCAGAAGTTACGCTGTCGCTAACTTTAACTGAAAGTTTGTTCGATCCTGTATTGAAAGGTAACATTGTTGCTTTAAATACTCCAAGCACAAATTTATATCAAATAACTGGAACACTTGGTGGGTTGAACGAAATTACTTTTTCTTTTCATAGTTTAGTAAATGAAGAACCAGAAAAAGAAATAACATCAAAAGATTTTTATGTTTATAATATTGTTCCAGAAAGCACAGATGCTGGTTCTTCTCTTGCAAAAGTGACTGCTTATTTTGCATCAAAGCCTCTTTTTACAAATAATATAAGAATGGTTTCAAAAAATTATAATGATACCATTTCAAACATAGTAAAATCTCTATGTAAAGAAATAGAGATAGAATGTAATGTTGAAGCGACTAAAAATAAAATTAAAAGAGTTTTACCTTATGAATCTCCATTTGGACATATTGTAAATTTAAGCAAACAAGCGGTATCAGAAAATAATCCCAAAGATGTAGATTATACTTTCTATCAAGATATAGATGGTAAATATTGGTTTAAACCAATATCTTTATTTAAAAAACAATTGGTAAAATGGAAATACAAACAATTTTTACCATATCCAGAAATGACATTGGATGAAGTAAAATATTCGATTTTACGCCATTCGTATCATTCCTTTTCTCCAATACAGAATGCACTTCAAGGAATGTATTCTTCTGAAATAATTTCATTCGATACTACAACTGGTGATTATTATTCTAAGACACATGTTTATAATAAAGACAAATACACAACATTATCAGATAAACCAATATTGAATTTAGACGAAAATGAAGAATTTAAGAAAGTGGCAAAAAGTGGTGTTGCTGTAAGAAGATTTACAAAACAAAGATTTTTACATGATCCTTCAGAAGAGGAATCTGGTCAAGATGGTGTGGGATTGCAAGATGATTGGGTAGGTAATCGAATGGCATCTATGCAAAACTTAGATCAAAGCATAGTCTATCTAAATGTACCGGGCAACAGCGAAATGAAAGTTGGGGATTTGATTGAAGTTAGAAAACTTGTAAATGAATCTCTCATCGAAGACTCTGGAGAAAATTTAAAAGAAAAAGATGTGCTAGGTACTGGTGTGTTTCTAATCACTACAATTTCACATGATATTGGGTTAAAGAGTGGTGGTCCTTCTGATGCAATGTCAGCAACATACATTATGCGTATTAAAGCAGTAAAAGATTCTAAGGGAGGCGAATATGCCTAATGATCATTTGGGTGATCCCAGTTTTAGATGGTGGTGGGGATGTGTAGAGGACAGAATAGATCCTTTACAAAAGGGAAGAGTTAGAGTACGTATCCACAGTTATCACAGTCCATTTAAAAAAGACATTCCCACAGACGCTTTACCTTGGGCTGAAGTCATTCAACCAGCAACAACAGGCAATACACCACAAGGTGCTCCTGTTGGATTAATTGAAGGATTATGGGTATTTGGATTTTTTAAAGATGGTGTTGAGTGCCAACAACCAGTTGTGCTAGGTTGGTTGCCCACTTTACCGGAAAATCCACCAAAAGAAGAAACTTCAGGCTCTGATACTTTACAACAAAAAGATTCAGAGGGAGAAACGTTCCAAAAAAATTATGGAGATGGGTTTAGAGATCCAAGAAAACAAGAAGATTTAAAAAACTTTCCATCAAAAGAAGTTAAAAGAGAATACCCATTTGGTAAAGGAAAGAAAACTAAAGACCGTGGTGTTCAATTAACAGAACAAGAACCAAAAAAACAAACGGATCGTTTTGGTAGAGCCATTGCTATAAATGATGCGACTAAAATTAAAGATACAATTATTGGATTGAAGAAATTAAAAAGACCAGAAGGATTATACGATCAAGCGTATGTTGCTGATATTGAAGTAGAAGAAGAATTTAAGTGTGGTGTTGTTAACTTAAATGGTAAAAATACTGGCACTTTAAGTGGATTGGGTTCTGGTGATAATTCTGTAAAAAGTAGCATGGAATCTTCTAAATTTGATAACTGGAAACTAGTAAAAGAAGAACCACTGAATAGTGCAAATAAAAAGATTTTAGGATAATAATATGTCTAATTGCGATGATAATTTAAAACCAACAGAACCAACTACCAGCACTTCTGGTATTAGAAATAATAAACCATCCTCAATTTTACCCCAACGCGAGCGCACCCAAAGAACAACTATTACTAAAGGACAAAAAGTAACCGGAGGAATAACTGCGGCAGATTTAACGGAAGATGGAACCGTTGGTGCTTCTTCTGGTTCTGCTAGTGGAGGTGGTGGAGCTGGTCAAACAACACCCAAAGGTGGAGTCACTGGTAGTTCGTCTCAAGCGCAAGCCTCTGCGGAACCAGCAAAAACAAAAGAACAAATACAAAAAGAAAAACAAAAGAAAAGCGACGACGAACAAGTAACGCAATCGAATAAACAATGGACTCAACCAGAAACTGAACACGGCAGAAAACAAGGCGAAGAAATAGAAGGTAAAGATTTATATCCAAATCAAGAAAAGAAAAGCAAAGAATTTAAACCAGTATCAATATATCCGTTTAATAAAACACATCAAACGGAAAGCGGTCACGTATTTGAAACTGATGATACACCTGGCAGCGAAAGATTATCAGTTTTTCATCGTTCCGGTACAAATCTAGAAGTTTATCCTAATGGTGATTTCGTAGAGCAGCATGTAAGAGATAGTTATTTTCATGTCTTCCGGGATCAATATGTTCATTTGGGTGGTTATTCTAGTGTAACCATTGATAAAGGTTTAAAAATTCTTATAAATGACGATGAAGAAGAAAACAGTAAAGAAGAAAATGTAAATTTTGATATTCATGTGGCGGGAAATGCGAATGTTAATATTTACATTCATAAAGGAAATATGAATGTTTCTTTGGTGGAAGGTGATGCAAACATACGTTTAAACAAGGGTGACGTAAACATTCGTCAAGATGAAGGAAATTATAACCATACGGTTGCTGGTGACTATAATTTAGAAGTCGGTGGCCACATGCATGTTGTTGTCGGAGGTGATGTAGTTAACGAAATAGGAGGAAGCAGAGATGAAAGAATTGATGGGGAATTCGATCAAAAGTATCTGTCAAACTCTTCGAGTTATTTGGGCGAATATTTGTTGGGCGATAAAAGAACTTATGTCGGCGGAAATCAAGTAACTGAAGTTGTGGGTAGTATTAATGAAAAGGGAGAACACAAAAAACAAGAGTTGCAATCTCAAGAAAAAACAATTAATGGTTCCTTTGTTACTAAAACTGGCGGTAATTGGTGGTTAGCATCGACTGCAAGTATACAAATAGACGGTCTTTCCGAAGTTACAATAAAAGCAAAAAAGAGTATGGATATATTTGGCGCAGAGTACACCGGCAAGTTTAGAATATATTCTGGAAATATTCTGGAATTGATTGGAGAAAAGTTCACCGTATTGCGATCTGCCACAGACAAAATAGAACTAAAAACACCAAAAGATGTAACTTTAAAAACTCCTCTTTTATACAAACCAGACGATAAAAAGGCACCACCATTTACAGCAGATCCAAAACCAACGAATTTTGACAACCCAAGTCAATATGAAACTTCCAAACCATCCGAAACAGAGTCATTTATGAAAAATAACAAGAAAGAATGGACACCAACTGGCGCCAAAAATTCATAAATAAAGGCACGCAATTTATTAGGGTATTTTTATGTTGTCAATATTCAAATCAATCAGTCCTGAAATGTGGTATGCTGCTGGTGTTTCGATTATATCTTTTGCTATGGGGACTAGTTTTGCGTTACTAAAATTACTAAAAAACACAAAAAATAAAAAACATACATTGTTTTCCAACAATGGCGCAGATTTTACAAAACTGCACACGCAGGTAAATGAAGTATTGACAGAGGTAAGAATACAATTAGACTGTGCAAGAGCATATATTGCACAATTTCATAATGGTGGTGATTTTTTTAGCGGTGAAAGCATATTAAAGTTTTCAATAACACATGAATCTTGCTCTTTGGGTATAGAACAAACTATAGATCAACAACAAGGAGTGTTATTGACTAGATTTATAGAAAAACTTAAAATATTACAAGAAGATGAAGCCAGAATAATTTTTACCAATACATTAACTGATAGTCACTTTAAAGGATTTATGGAAGCACGAAACACAATTGCATTTGTAGTAGTTCCCTTAAAGAAGGATACCAGTTTATCCCCATATGGTTATATTTGTTGTGAATGGTGTTCTTGGAATCATGCCGAACAAATAAATGCTGATTTTGTTCTAAATTTTCTTAAAAAAGACATACGAATCTTAAACACTTTACTGATTAAACACTAATGACAAAAATTAAAATAACAGATTTAAGTAACGATTTTACCAGCAACCCAATAACTGGTGATATATCTGTTAAAAAAGATCTGGATGCGGTAAAGCAAAGTTTGCGTAATTTGATGTTTTTGAAAAAGTTTGATAAACCATTTGATCCACTAATAGATGTGGGATTAAATGAGGTATTGTTTGAAAATTTCCCAGATGCAATTTTATCTGATATTATTACAAAAAAAGTAGAATATATAATTTCGAAATATGAAACACGAGCATTATTGCAAAAGGTAGAAGTACAAAACTTTGACGACAAAAATTTGCTGCAAATAGACATAACTTTTACTTTAAGAAATGAAGATCAAAGCACTCCACAGAGTCTACAAATAAATCTTGAGAGGATCAGATGAACCCAGATTTTTCAAAATTAGATTATAATGATATTAAACAAAATTTAATATCATTCTTAAAAACACAAGACAAGTTTAATGGCTATAATTTTGAGGGTTCTACTCTAAACATTCTTTTAGATATTTTAGCATACAACACACATTATCAATCATTATACAACAATATAACATTTAATGAAGCCTTTTTGGATACAGCGCAAAAAAGATCATCAGTTGTTTCTATTGCAAAAAATTTAGGATATACTCCAACTTCAACAACTTCAGCAACATGCTCAGTAGAAGTTAGTCGCCCCGCAAGTAATGGAATGTTGGATAGTTATGTTTTGGAAAAATATACTGCGTTTAAAGTAAATAAAGACACTTCTGTTTACTATTTTTATAATTTAAATGACGCTCTATTCACCGAAGCCGAAAAGGCTGAGGATGGCACAGTAACAACATTTTCAACAGGTGCAATTAATTTAAAAGAAGGAATATTGCGTACAGTCAATTATGTAATTGATGGTTCCAATCCTTTCAAAAAAATAACACTAAGAAGCACAAAAGTAGACGTAAGCACAATAACTGTAACAGTACAAAGAAGTGTAACGGATGCTTCGGGTTCTTCTGATGTCTGGAGTGAAGCATCAAATATCACAGAAATAGATGGTATCTCTAATGTTTATTTCCTAGAAGAAGGACCTGATGAGTATTATAGAATATACTTTGGAGATGGAGTAATAGGAAAAAGATTAACAGAAGGTAACTTAGTTACAATTACATTCTTAGAAAGTTCTGGTTCTGAAGCAAATGGTATTGGTATTAATGATGACGTTCTTTCTAGAGTGTTCACATCTCCTGCTTTAAGTGATGCCACTATAGCCGTAGTAACACCCTCATTTGGTGGTTCTGAAAGAGAAACAATACAATCTATTAAATATAAAGCACCAAAGGCATTTACAGCACAAGAAAGAGCAGTAACTGCAAACGATTATTCTGTTTTACTACAAAAAGATTTTGGTTTCATTAAATCAATAAAGTGTTGGGGTGGAGAAGAAAATGATCCACCATTTTATGGTAAAGTTTTTATTGCTATAAAACCAGAAAACCGGGCCGCTTTAACCCAAACCGAAAAAAATACAATTCTAAAGGGATTATCTAGAGACAGATCTGTTGTTGGTATAATTCCTGAGATTGTAGACCCGAACATCATATACTTAATAATTAATTGCGATGCAAAAATTGACATAATTAAAAATAAAGGTTCTATAGAGCAACTTAAAACTAAAATTAAAACAGCAATAAACAATTACATCATAGACAATTTAGATGTTTTTGATGCTGATTTAATTTCAAATGAATTGGAAAGATCCATTCTAGATATCGATAGTTCTATTTTAAGTGCAACAATAACACCACAATTAGAATATCGGTTAGCTCCAGTTTATAATATAAAACAAAATTACACAATAAAATTACAAAATAGATTGGTAAGAAGTGATTCTATAGAAAAACCAAATATTCAATCTTCATTGTTTAATTGTCTTGATTACAAAAATGTAATTCGTTCCTGTAGAATATATGATGATGGTATTGGTAATTTGTACATTTCATTTGTGCAAGAAGGAAAAGAATACTCTTTAGGTGCTTTGCAAAATATTGATTTAAGTTTGTCTGGCAATTTGCCTGAATATATTGGAACGGTTGACTATACGACAGGTAAATTGCAATTAAATAATTTTAAACCATTGAATTCTATAAATTCAATAATAAAATTCTTTGCAAATGTTTATGATTCTGACGTATTTGTAAATCCAGATACTATATTGAGTATTGATCAAGCAGATGTGAATTCAGTTGTAATAAATCTAGTAGAAAGCGCATTTAGAAAACCAATTAAATGATAGAATTACTACTAAAAACACCAATAAATAACGACATCGTTTTTTCTGATGTCATTACTATAAACTATGAAGTAAGAGACACCAGTGGTGTATTTTCTAAAGTTGTTTTTGAAGTCAACAATCAAGTAATTGAAAAGACTGCACGTATAGATGTATTTCAAATTCAATTACCTGAAGGTGAATACATTCTAACTTGCTATGTTAAAAACAAATACAATAAAGAGATATTAGAGACAAGAAAAACAATATCTGTATCTACAAAACCAATAACTTTAGAACTAAAAAATAAACTATCTTCTGTTGTAAGTTCAAGCATACCAGATTTTCTGGAACAAGATTATCAAACTTTTGTTGATTTTATCAAGTATTATTACATTTGGTTGGAATCTACAAAAAATGTAAATTTAATTCCACACACATTAGAACAATATTTTGATGTTGACACAATACCTCCGGAATTAGTTGATCGTTTTCAAGAAACATATTTAAGCACATTTCCAAAACAATTTTCAATAGATAGAGAAACCGGAAATGCTCCGGATGTTACAAAAGTATTAAAAAGAATAAAAGACTTTTATTCCAAAAAAGGAACAGAAGATTCTTTTAGATTTTTGTTTAGAGTGATGTTTGATACGGAAATAACTTTTACGTATCCTAGAGAAAAATTATTAAAAGCATCTGAAGCACAATGGGTAGTTCCAAAATTTATAAGAGCAAAAAATTTAAATGAAGAAGATGCTGCTTTACTAATTGGCACCGAACTTTATGTTTTAGATGAAAATGGTTCAAAGACATTTTCTGCTATAATAGAAGATACGTATACATTTTACTATGCAAGTAATCCAATAACCACTTTAAATTTAATAAATGTAACTGGAAATTTAAATAGTTCTAAAGTTTACTATAGCAAAAATGTATTTGGAGTAATAGAGGAATATAGTATCGATTTGTATTCTATGATAATAGATTACTATCTTTATAAATGCCCGGATTCTTTTGGTTATCCAATATATGATTTTAAAGTTGGAATGGAAATTACTTTGGTTAAAGCAGGGACTGCTCTTTGGTTATTGTGTAATGGTGGTGAAACTGTGGAAGCAATAACAGAAGATGGATGCACTCCACTTTATGGATCAATTGTAGATCCAGAAAGAATAGATTTACCTGATCAATATTTAAAGCACAAAGATTTTGGAGCAGGATTTGAAGCCCAAATTAGTAAAGTGAGCGAAAAGGGCGAAATAGAAGAAATACAAATATTAGATCCGGGATTTAATTGGGGATTAAATGTAAATGGATATGGCACGCAATTTACAGGTAAGCCTAATCCCAAAACTGAAAGTATTGACAGACTTTATGATTGCAGAATACGTTATGTTACTGGTTATTTGTTTACTGGAACTGGGTTTTATAGAAGTAAAAAATCACTGTTAAGCCAAATGGGCATTCTTCAAGATAATTTTTATTATCAACAAAACTCATATGAAATTGGTTCTAACGTTAATTCTTACAAATTTTCTGACATTTTAAAACAAAATGTACATCCTGCGGGGTATAAGGCATTTTATAGATATGATGTTTTAGACGACATTATTGAAAAACGCGAATTGACTACTTCTGAGCCGGGATCATTTGAATTACGTTTTGGTTTTGATGAAGATGGAAATACACTTGGTTCTGATGTTTATGAAAATATCATACAGACTGAATTTCAAACCTTTTCCAATTTTGCAAATTTTAAAATTGGTTTAGAGCCACCCGAATTTACTGATCTAAATATACTCGAAGAAGAAATTATATACACCACAGATTTAGAAATTTCAACAAATGATATTCCAGAAGATTCTGACGGTATAGAAGATTCTCCGTTAGTAATTCCAAATGAATTAACTTCACCTCCCAGATCTACAACAAGTCCTATAGAATAAAATTATGCCAAATATTACTACATCAATAACTATTCAGCCCACAATAAGCAGTTTGGATTCTTTAATAAATAGTCCGAATAATGCATATAATCAAGCATTGGGATCTTTGCCGGATGTTCCACCACCCCCACCACCATCAACAGATGTGGTTATTGAAACCGATACAACAACAGATTTCGTATTCACTACAGACACAACAACAGATTTCGTATTCACTACAGACACAACAACAGATTTCGTATTCACTACAGACACAACAACAGATTTCGTATTCACTACAGACACAACAACAGATGTTGTTGTTCCTCCATTGGATACTGATGTATCCGCATTAGACTACACTGTTTGGGCAGCAGCATGGCAACGTGATGTAAATGTAAATGCACATTCTGTTGTTCCTATGATTTGGGTTGATCCTATGGGTGGATGGGGAGGACCAGGAACTACAGATGTATTTACAGATGATGTGGTAAGTTCAACAAAATATAATCAATTTAAAACAACACTATTAAATGTACCAGAGGGAAGAAGAGTAATACAACCAACATTTTGGGCAGCAGTTCCACCAAATTTAAATTGGTCACCTCTTACTTTTATTGATTATTATACTGCTTTGGATGGAACTACTTTTGATGGAAGAAATATTTCTTGGACACCATGGCAAGAAAATATTATTGATGATGCAAAAACAAGTTTTAATCAATTTTTGGGTAGATGTAAAGCGGATGGTTTAACTTTTAATTATATAACTGATAACACTTATTATGGTGATGGTGGTGCCCCAAGTATATGGAATTTATCAAAACCACCTGTAAGTGATAGAGATGCATACAAGATATACGTTTCAACCACCGGAAATGATAATTGGACCGGTCTATTCCCATATACTACAGGAACAAATGGACCAGTAAAAACAATTAAAAAGGCATCTGAACTTGCTAGAAATTATACAGGCAATAAAAACGTCGAAATTCAAATTCGTCAAGGTACATATCGTATGCTTGGCACAGATGCAAATCCCATCTTTTACTTAAATGAATCGAATAGTGGTAAAGAAGGAAAGTATATAACTTATAGGCCATATAAGAATGAAACAGTCGTTATAAGTGGTGCTGAGGAAATAAGCCACAGTGCATTTACTTTAGTCAACTCTTCAGATCCTAAGTGGAGCAGAATATCGGCAGAAGCAAGAGGAAATGTTTATGTTGCTGATATTTCTGGTTATGATATTGGGCCCGGAATTCCTTCCATGTGGAATGGTGGAGGTACGGGTGGTGATGTTGGTAACGTCGCAGATATGCCTGCTTTGCCTGAATTGATTTTCAATGGCAAAACAATGACTGTTGCTAGATGGCCAAATAAAACATCGCTCAATAGTAATGGATATACTTTTGGCGAATCTGCTGTAATTTCTACAGTTGTAAGTAGTGGGACAAGCGGGGTGTGGTGTGTAGATCCAACTTATCTTGGAAGTAATGTCGATTTGTTAACAGATGGTCCGGCGGATGATGCAAGTTGTTATTGTGGTAGTGGTGCCCCACGTAATGAAAATTGCTTTCAAAATGCAACATTTACATATTCTTCAGATTATGATTCTGTTATTTCAACATGGAGTAGTGCTGCAATAAATGATGGAATTTGGTTGTACGGATTCTGGAGATGGGACTGGGCCGATGAGGCATATAAAGTCGTATCAATTAATACAAGTTCCAGAACCATTACAGTAGCATCTAGAAAATCCCAATATGCTGTACAAAATTATTCACTTTGCAATCCTACAACTGGAGCATTAGATTTAACGGGAACATATTTATCAAATCCAACACCAAGACGTTGGTATGCTCTTAACATTTTAGAGGAATTAGACACTCCGGGTGAATATTATATTGATAGAGCCAACAAAAAGTTATATTTTTGGCCAACAGAAGCAATATCTGCTTCTTCAGAAATACGCATAACACACCGTGCAGTTGCTGGGCCCGGAGCAAAAGACGACGACGAGAATAGTTTTGAAGTTGGTTATCACCCAAACGGTTTCCCAGACAGAACATGTTCAAAGTGTTTCCCATATAAAGGTTGGGAGGACACCAATTATGGTTGGTATCAACCCGGTGGAGCATTACAATCGAGACATGTTTATAACAGCAAAAATACTTTAAAATCTCTATTTAAATTATACAAAACAAAAAATATTATAATTGAGGGATTAACTTTCCGTGATAGTGCTGGTAGTGGAATTGAATTAAATCTATGCGAAAATGTAATTGTTCGCAAGTGCAAGATTTTTAATGTTAAAAAGGATGGAATAAATGCTATGGGTGGTAAAAATGTTACCATCGATAGTTGCACATTATATGATATTGGTAGAACTGCAATAATTAATACTGGCGGAAATAGACAAACTTTAGAACCAGCAAATAAATTGGTAACTAAATGTTCCATTAAACGATGGAATAGAAATAAGTACAATTATGCTGCTGCTATAATTTTAAATGGCTGTGGCAACACTGCTTCTTATAATTTAATGTCTGATGGTAGTGGAGGTATACTGATTTATGGTGCAAATCTAACTGTAGAATATAACCATTTACATAATTTGATTGGAGAAACGGATGATGCTGGAGGAATATATGCAGGCAGAAATGCGGCATTCATCAACAATATAATCAGATATAATTTCTTAAACAACGTAAAAACTAATCTTCCGGGTGGTTATTATTACAGCAATTCAACAGTTCCGAGTGGTTGTGTTACTGCTGAAAATAAAAATACAGCAGGAACACACGGTGTTTATTTTGACGATTTAATGTCAAATTGTTCTGTTATTGGAAACGTTTTTTATCAAGTTGGTGGTGGTGAAGGATGTGCCGTATTTTTTAATGGTGGTGTGAAAAACACTGTAAACAATAATCTTTTTATTGATTGTAATCGCGCATATGGTGCTGCGGTATCTACAAAAGGTTATTGGAATAATCATTTGAATGATTCAAGAATAGCGATTGTTAATAATTTAAATTATCCTTGGTATGAAACTGGTGGACCGCTCGATTCAAATGGTAAAGAAACAAACGTTAGTGGATATAGTCCATATACTTGGTATGGTTCTGGTAATGGAAATAGTGCTTGGGCTAATAACTCTTTAGCGGGAATAATGCCTGTTGTTGATATAACTGCCCCAATATATCAACAAACATGCCCACAATTATCTCAAATGATTTCTGTAAATGCTTCAAAGGTTGCAACAATCGTTGAAGATGCTGCACAGTTTAAAAATAACACAAATAATAACGTAATAATTAATACTCCTTCAGATTCCGATAGACTTGGAATTAACACCATTAGTGGTGAAACATGGTCGCAAGCAATATATGGAGGTTTTAATGTTGGTGCTGAATTAATAGAAGATACTAACACCATTATTACTTTTGCTGAAAGAGCAAGTTTAAATTTCAAATTATCTGCTTCAGATTTAGCAACAATCAGAGCATCATTGCCAACATTTGAAGATATTCCTTTTGAGAAAATACCAACACTATCTTATGTGCCAGAATCTTATACTCAACAAACATATTCAAACTGTGCTGTAGATAATAGACATTACACTTGCGAAAGAGATTTTTCAGATCCAGATGCTTTGGAGGCCATAGTAACTGATAGTAGATTTACAAGTACGGTAAATCCAGTAAATGGTAAAACGCTGTCGCAAGATTTTATGGATCGTTATAATGCTATTATTACTAAAACAAACAGCATGGATCGTTCTCTATACACAAATCACAGTTCCAGTTGGTATGTTTCACCAATAGCAACAGCATATAATGTACTATCTCCTAATTTTGGTTACATTGTGGATGTTGGAGAACCATTTAGAATGCAACAGTTTCCGTGGACTAACTCAAGCACAGATGCTGCAACTAGAGCATGGACTGGTGTGACTTTTGATTGGGGAATTTATTATAGAACCACTCTATTTAAACAACCTCTTGTAAATAATGGTTATTCAAATGTAAAATATTCTATTGATTATTCTTATGCATTAAATGCCGAAGAAGCACAATATGTTCAAGATCAATATGGTGGTTGGCAAGGAGACATAAGAGAAGATTACCCAGACGCTTTGTATACTCCACCATTATATGGTGAATTAGAGACTGGAATGTTTAATCGTTATACCTATGCAATAAATCCAGAAAATGATGATCAAAAATATTTGATGGGATTTGTGTGGGAAAATCAAGATTTACCACAAGGTTATTTGAGATTTACAAGTCCAATTTGGGTTGCATTCTTAAGAGATATGAAACTATTAAGAGGCATAATTAGATCAAATCCAAACGCTTGGCAAAAATTGACACCTTGGATACCAAGTCCAGATGGTGGTGATGTATCTGGTTCTAGAATGAGATATTCTAGAAGTCAAGGAGAAACGGCATTACAATTCTGGAAAGAAATGATTTTCCATGCTTGCTTACATGGGACACAACATTTTAATTATTGGAATTCTGGAGCCACATCTACAGTTGGTACAACAAATACATTAGAGTTGCACAATATTTTAGAAGAATGGCGTCAACGAAGCGGAAATAGTAGAGCGCAACCAGTAACAAATAGTAGAATTGCTGTTAATTCTTCTGTTATTATTAGTGGCGGTAGATTGCTTAGTAGTAACAAGTATCTTTGGAGAGTAACGGCTAAACCATCATCTTCAGTAACACTTAGAGCATACGGCAATTCTCTCGACAGAACCGACATTCCACAAACAATAACTTTAAATAATAACTCAAGAGGTGCTTGGCTTTTGACTGATAGTTCAGTTCCTCCAACTTATGTTCTTGATGAGGGTGGACAACAAGAAGATGTTGAATTGAAGTATATCACTTTAATGCGAGCAGATTATCAAACTCAAATACACAGAGGTCGCGCCATATTTGGAGGTGCTTCTCATGACTATGGTAGTGGAATTGGATTTGATCAAAATGGTAAATCTCTTTCGGCTCTTCAATACATTTATAATACGGGAATTACGTGGTCTGGACACCAAGTTGGTAATTTGAATTGGTATTCGGCTGCAAATTATAGAATAGATTCTAATGGAAATGCCATACCTGTCGTAGTTCGGACATCTCCCACAACAACCGTAACTCACTGCAATAATGCATGTTATAGTAGTAGTGGTTGCTTCCAAGTACCAGGTATTCCTAGCATAATGTTTGTGAAATATATGTCCGAAACCGGCGAATGGGGAGCACCAATGCGTCCAAATGATCCATTCCCAAATGGCGCCAGTGGTAGTTTTAATTTTATTACAATAAATGGTGTTGTGTTTACAAAACAACCAACAGATAGAGGAAAACCACTAGATTATAGTTTTACACATTATGGAAATAGTACTAATTCTTCTGGTATTCCTTATAGTTTTTGGGCAAGAACTCCAGCGCAAAATGGAAGAAATGATTTGGCATATGATTATACTTGGCAAGGAACAGTACAACTCAGATCTGGTCATGAGCATGTTATTCCTCAATATAATTTGTCAGTAAAATTACGTCAATCTAGCGATGGTGATCACACCAAAAATGAACCGGGAAATATATGGAAGTATAAAGGTTTCGTTTTTGCACCAATAAGACAAGATGATGGATGTGCTGATCATTTGTTTGTCGATCAATATAAAATGTTGTTAAACCTGTACAAAGCAGAGGAAGAATACAAATATTTTGTAATGAATTTGCCCACAGTACCTTCTTGCATTGTTCAAAGTGCAACTTGGAAATCTTTAGTAGCAGAAGAATTTGTAAACGGTGCGTATAAACCAAAAGAAATATTTGTAAATTATGAAGAAGAACTAGTCGATCAAATTCGTTGTTTAAACATAACTGGCAGAACAGGTCCTAATAATTATGGTAGAGTTAATAACCAACCACTAACCAATGAAATATGGGAAAGAATAGTTTCTTATATTAAATTGACCAGAAAAATGAATTATCATATTAAATCGGTATTTGGACCACAAGTTAAAATATCGCACTATGATATGTTTAATTTACCATACTATCAGGAATGGAAACAGGGTTGGAATCCGGCAAAAGATGGTCTTATATGGTCGACGGATTATTACACGGATAGAGATAATGGTTGTCCATTCTGTTCTGAATTGGACATAGATTACCCAGGTGATGTTGCGTATGCTGCTTTACCTTTAGAACAAAAACTAGTTTTTATACGCAAAGCAGTCGAAGCATTACAGAGTAAAATATTTAAAATGGGTGCAGCGATTAGTAAAATGTGTCTATTTGAAAACGTAGAAGGACAACCAGATGTTCTTGACTTGAGACAAGAACTCTCAGAACTATTACCACAAATAGATCCTAATTTGTTTATTATTGAAGGATTAAATCACTATCCAAATTCTGCACATGGTGAAATATGTAACAACGTCCACAAGTATTATGCTGCAACTCCTAATGGATTTAATGAAGCATCCACTGTAAATTATAAAAATAATGCAGAAATAAACAAAAGTAGACAACAATCCATACATCACAAAGAACAAGCCAGAGTTGGTATGTTTAATAATCAACGATCTGGTAAATTGTATTCTTGGTTTGTTCAAGGTGTTTGTGGTTCTGATGTGGCGGAAATGATGTATGAATACTACAATTCTAATTTGAAGGATAATGCTGGATTTGTAAAATCTTGGACAGATAGTGGATTTGCCGCAACAGAAGTGTCTTCGTTCCCATCTACGGAAACAAATCCAAATCATCTTGCTGGAGAAAGAATTTATCAAGTTAAATTTGCATCAAAAAATGCTTCAAGGAGAAGTTTTTTGAAGCATATGCCATGGATTAACATGACAAATGATTTCTTAAATCGTTCTCAAATTGCAACAACAATTAAATACAAAGATGAAGTGATTTGGTCCGACAATAATCTAGCATCAGTCATAATGACAAATTTAAACGGAATAGCATCAGAACCAAAAGAATATCGCACTGAGGGGTATAACTTAAGACCATGTGCTCAAGGTGAATCACCAGTTTGTGTTTCAAATTGTCAACCAGGCGAAACACCAACGTTCAGTTGTAGAGATATAGTAGCAAATCCATATATAAAACCAGCACTGATAGAAGATAATTTTAAACTAAGAAACAATAATTTTGATACATTTAGTTGCACTAAAGGAACTCCGGCGACATGGACCAACAACTCACTAAATTGTGTAGAATACTGCTATGTTGATCCTGTTGTACACGGTGCGGGTTCTACAACATATCCAATAACCAGTTTGCTCAGAGCAAGAAGACACATGTATGGATTAGCAGTAGAATATGCTGCTTATGACGACATGGTAGCAATACCTCTTGAGGATTTTGCAAATGACATATATTGGGGTGGTTATTTGGGTGCAAATGGAAGGTTTGATCCATTTATCACCACACCTCCTGCAACCGTATCGGCGGCTCAAGAACTTGATCGACCAGGTTGGCCTCATATTAGAGGAAGTGAAACCGCAAAACGAGCACAAGGATTAGGATTAATTCTTGCTGCAAGAAAAGAATATTCAATTTACAAATACATTAAAAATCCAACACAAACAAATGTTAGAGATTGGCCACAACCAGCAGCAGACTTTAATGTAGACAGAAGACCAGGTATTGCTGCTACTATTACTGTATCTGGTGGACCGGGTGCTGAAGTAGTAATGGGCTATAGTGGTACAAACACAAATAGAGCAGAATTCTTTAAGAAGTGTTTGGATGGAAGTGGAAATCCAATACCAAATGTTGGTTTTCAAAAACTTATTGATAACTATTTTACATGGAACTATGATAAGGGTGTTCGTAGATTTATGATTTGGACACCAGGCGGAACTGTATACCACACATATCCAAATGGTGAACGGCCAGCGGTATATACCTCTGCCATCACAAGTTCAATGGAACGTAGAATTTATGAAATTTATCAAGTCGCACAAGATGGTGTAACTACAGTAATTAATAAAATTGTAAATCCTGCCGAAGCATGTTGGAGAAATATAACAACTCCAGTTGATGTATTCCCAACAGATGGACAAGTTAATACTCTTCTAATACCTGCAACTGTAGCAGAAGCAGAAAGTTATCCTCTTTGCTCTGATACTGATTGGAATGGAACTTCACCTTGCTTTGATCCTGAAGGTAGAAAAAATGAAGTATTGACTTGTATGGAGCAATGGATTGATTCTCATCCAGACGCAGATGTTGGTGTTTATATGGGCTATACAATACCAACCTTAAATGGTGAACCCGAAACTGGAGCACCAACAATTATTGGTGATGCTGGTGGTGGTGGTTGGTTGCAAAATGCAGGAGATGCTGTTTGTTGTGAACCTGAGTGTTCTTTCAGTTTACTTTCAGATGCAAGTAATGGACTTCCTGCCAATAATCAAATTAGAAAACTGTTAGTAAATGGTAATACAATATATTCTGTAAATACTGCGGGTGGATTGTCTATATCCACTAATGGTGGCGCAACATATGTAACTAGAACCACAGCCAATGGACTTGGAAGTGATACGATTAGTGATATTTTTGTTGTGGGTAATAATGTATATGCTGCAACTAACCGCGGATTATCTATCTCTACTGATGGTGGTCAAACTTTTATTAACAAAAGTGGTGGTTCTTCGGGTTTGGGGGGCACCAATTCAGCACATGTTGCTAGGATTAGTGGAGTTTTTGTAAAAAATAATACAATTTATGCCGCAGTAGGAGGAGTTTCTGGTCCAACAGGAGGACAAACCGGGCTAGGTATTTCAACGGATGGTGGTGCTACTTTTACAATGCGAAATAGGACTAACAGCGGTTTAGGTGGTGGTAGCAGCAGTTCAGGTTGTAATACAGTATTTGTTGATAATAATAACAAAATTTATGTTGGAACACAGACCGGAGGATTGGGCATTTCAACCGATGGTGGTAATACCTTTACAATGAATGATTTTGGTGCCCAACTAGTTGACGTTCAACGTATAAAACAACTTAATAATAAACTTTATGTTGTTGCAAATAGAATTGGTATTTCTACTGATGGTGGACAAACATTTACCATTATTACACAAACAACTGCTCCGGGAATAATTCCTGGTTCTAATTTTATAGATTTGACACCAGTAACGAATGATATATTTTATACTAGTACGGGAACTGGTTTATACAAAACTATTAATAATGGACAATCTTTTACTAAAATTGATTTTGGTTACAATGGCTTATCACCAACATTAAATAATTCCACAATAGAAATACACAACAATCTACTTTATATTGCTTCGTCGACCGGTGGAGGAATAAGAGTAGGAACTAATTGTTTGCCAGCACCTTCTATTAGAGGATGGCAAATTCCAAATCCAGAAAATAATCCGGCACATGCTGCATTCTTACAATCCGAATTACAACCTTGGATTGATATTGGAATTAATTTCCTTGGAATGGATGTTGGAGTTGGTATGTTTAATTACCAATATGGTGGTGCATTGTCGTTTGGAGCAAATCCAGTATCGAGAGAACCAGTTGGTGATTATAAACAATGGTTACAAACAACATTCCCAACCCTAAAAACAATCATTAATGAAGCAATACAACCCGACTGGAAAGCACCAGTATTGGATGAATTTAATAAACCAGTTGTTGGAAGAACTTATCCAAGAAAAACTCTGTTAAAGACAAATCGTGCAACAGAAGTATGTAAAGGTGTATTGGTTTCTTCTGAAACTTTGGGTGGAGAGCCTTGGAACACAGTATATACTGACGATTGCTGGCATAACAAAGGAAGAGAAAGATTTAGAAAACTAGATCCTGCTGGAAAAGATTACCGTACAGCACAAGATCCTAATAATTTTGTTTATGCGCCAGGTGCATACCAATATTCTGCTTATATGATTCTTCTTAATGGTAATTTGAATTCATCAGAATGGAATATAGGATTACACAGTAATGCAAATACCATACAAGGTTGGGGTGGCTTAGATCCAAATAAAATGTGGTGTTGGTATAGAAAAAATACAGAAATTGGTTTATTTGTTGAAACCTTTTATCTGTTAAGTAAAACAATGAGAGATGCATATAGATTACAAAATCCAAATGAAGTGGATGCCGCTGGAAATAACACATATAATAATCTTTGGCAATTCACTCCAGCATGGCATGATAAAGGAATTTCTACACCTACTCCTACACCAAGTGGTGTTGCGTCTTGGGATGGTAGAAATATATTAAGAGATAGTGATACCTATAACAAAGTAAGAAATGAAATGTTTGTGGAAGTTAAAAATTACATAGAAAGAGGATATGTTTATTGGACTTCTCTCGGTAAAGATGCATTCCAAGTGCTTAAAGATGTACATTCTGATCTATTGAGTTATGTTGCGGGTTACGAATCAGATGACAATATCTTCCCAGAAGACGAAATTACAGAAAATCGTGCTACAGTTTTGTCGGACGATGTAAAAAATAATATAATAATTTCTACAGTATCTACAAAAGATAATGAAACCCTGTTGGCAACAGTAATAAATAATCAGGAAATAATTACAACAGATTTTGGTACAGATACTAGTCCGTTTGGAGATCCAGAATTATTTGAACCCGGACCAGGGGAATTTGGTGGGTTTGGTGGTGGTGGATTTGGACCATAATTAAAGGAACTATAAATGGCAACATTCAGACAAAGAGGTAGAGAAAATAACGCAAACGTGTTTATTAGTGATTTTGAAACTAAAACAGATAACACTTATTTTATCTCAATTGGTAATGCTGTAACAAGTCCAGTTGCCTCGGTTACACGAGCAGCAGATACCATGCAAGCAGATCAAAATGCATGGAACAATATGTTCTTTATGAACCAAATTTTTCGTTCAGATTTATCTTTAATGATAAAAAAGATAGATTGGATTTCCGGAACCAGATACGAGGCATTTGACAAAAATAAAAATCAATATGAATTGAACGAAAAGTTTTACGCATATAATTCTGAAAATAATAGTGTGTATCTTTGTTTAGCAAGTCCCGAGAATGAAAACAGTCTAAGCACCTATCCACCAACAACTCAAGGTTTAAACCCAGAAGTTAAACCCGATGGATATACTTGGAAATTTTTGTATCAAGTTCGAGAAGAGAATCTAGAAAAATTTGATTATCCCGGATTTCTACCAATAGAAAATGTAGGTGTTGAATTATACACAGACGAAAGAGTTTTACAACAAAATGTCGAGGTAAACACCGTAAAAGGTGCAATTGAATCAATTGACGTTGTTCAACAAGGTGCTTCCTTCCCAGAAATAGTAAATAATAATTTTGTCTCGAATTTGTATTATGGTTATGCTACAGAAGATACTGTTGAGGGGGATGATATTCATACAGAATATTATTTTGACGCAGATCTTGAAGGAAGAACAGAACTTTCAAGAGTTGCCAATTTTTATGATAATAACTATATAATACATTTTAAAAATGGTTACACTGCATTAATAGAAGAAACAGAAACAGTTACAAACCCCACATCGGGCAATCCTGCTATCAGATTTAAAATATGCAATCTATTGTACGATATATTTTCAGGTGATATTGAATTTATAATACCACCACTAAACGAACCATTTTGTATTATTCCTTATATAAGAGTAATTGGTAATGGTTCGGATGCGGTAGCAATACCTGTATTTGATCTTGATAAGAAAATTACAAGAGTAGATTTAATCTATAATGGAAAAAACTATACTTATGCTGAAGCAAAGTTTTTAGTAAATTCTACTACAATTTTAAGCCCAGTTTTGGGATTAAATGGATTGACATCCAATGTAGTAAAACTTCTTGGCGCAAAACATGTAATGATATCCAAGAAAATTAAACCAATTACTACATTATCACAATCAGATCCAATACTATATTCTTCTGTAGAAAATACAGGAGTTGTATATAGCGGAGATCAGTATCTAGATGTTGTTTCCGAAAATACATATTACACTCAATTTTGTTTAATTAAAAATCCTAAGATTTTAAATATCGATACAAATTTACAAGAAATTGCCGGTTCGACTATTTCTGAAATACGAGAAATGGTAATAGAGTCTATAGATCCCAAAGTAACTATAGTTATTGGTACTCCACTCAATCCATATACAAATACTACAAATTTTTTCGAAGTAGATGACATTATTGTTCGGGGACCAGATTCTAGACCAGATCAATTTCAAGCAAAAATAACAAATGTTTCTGTAAGTGGAATCAGTACAACTGTAGAGTGCGATTTAATTAATGGTGCATTTGAAACATATTCTGGATATAGAATAAAAAATAAGAAAAATACAGCAACCGATATTTCTGATGATGAATTTTTTGTGTTTTTGGATTGTGAAGAAAATTGCTCAAATTCGATTTATGCAACCTATGAAAATGTGTTTAATCCTACAGACTTTTCTTCGGATGATGCACTTTTTGGGACAAGCAGTTATAAAAGTGCAGAAATATACCCACCCCTAAGTGGATATGTTTTTGTTAATCCTGTATATCCAAATAGAGCAAAAGTAAAAGTAAAAGATGCTGAACTTGGTTTCTTGCCGGGAAGATATGAAGATGGAGAATTTGTGCCTGGTGAAACTATAATTGGATTAAAAGACGTATTGGGTGTACCAACTATCACTGCAAAAGGTTCTTTAGTATCAATTAGTGAACCCACAGAAATATTGTCGGAAACTTCATTTGGTTATGCTTATATTTTAAGATGCACAGTAAATCGCTCCGGTGCAGATACGGTATATGATTTAGTTAATGAAGATGGTGTTTCTTTAGAAACCAATACTATTATACAACAACCAAGCACTGGTGCTATTGGAAAAATAATCAGAGTAGGATTACCAACCGGAACAGATGGTTCAAGTACAGTATATCTTTATGTTAATAATTACAATGACAAAGAATTTAATGCTTTAGGTGGTTCTTCGGATATATTACAAACAATTAATGATTTGTATGATCCAACAACTGCTCAAAATATGAATCTTTACGTTCAAGAAGTTATTTTTAAACCAAGTCTTGTGCCGTATTCTGGGGATTTGTTATATATAAATGATGCAGGTCCTGTGCAAAGACGAGTAGAAAATTCTGAAATAATAAAACTTTTAATAGAGTTCTGAGGAAAATATGACTTTTAAGAATCCAGATTTTAGTTCAAATTCACCATATTATGATGATTTTGAGGAAGCAAAGAACTTTCTAAAAATACTTTTTAAGCCTGGATATGCAGTTCAAGCCAGAGAACTGACACAACTGCAAACTATTTTGCAATCTCAAGTTGCAAAATTTGCTGATCATATTTTTCAAGATGGTAGTCAAGTTTTTGGTGGTAAAATACAAATTGTAAATACACCGTATATTCGTTTAGAGAAATACACACAATCAACAATAGGTGCTACTACTAATTTAACAAACGATTATTTAACCAATCTTCCTACTAATTTATTAAAAGTTTATAGTAAGTCCGGCACAACTTTTACAGAATTGGCAACTGTAAAAATATCATATTTTGAACCATCGGGCTACTCCGCTTCCGATGACTATGCTGTTGCATTTTATAACGTAGTATCAATTGCAGATACTCAAAATGGCACATTTGAGATGCAACGAGATTATTACATTGGTTCTTCCAACGCTGGACCATTTGTAAAAGTTATAAATCCAACACAACAAACAACAACACCTATTCAATATACCGTTGAACCATTTGGAAATGGTTACTTAGTAACCGTAGATGATGGTATTTTTTATATAGACGGTTATTTTGTAACTACTCAAAAGCAAACAATATCTTTATTTAAAAATTCTTCTCAATACGAATCAGATTTTAGTATTGATACTGGTTTAACATATAACTGGGCAAGTCAGGGTGTACGTTTATTCAATAAACCATCACATAGAATTGGTTATACAATAAATCGTCAAATTGTTACCGCAACGGAAGATAGTACATTAAATGATCCTGCTCGTGGATTTTATAATTTTAATGCTCCCGGTGCCGATAGATATAAAATTTCTTTAGATTTGACTAAAATTGAATATCGTTCGGGAGTTGTAGATATAGACAACTACGTTACTGACGATTTTATACAAATTTTAAGAACAACAAACGGCGTAGTTGATTACATCAAAGATCAATCTTCATATTCTCAAATTTTAGATTTATTTGCAAAAAGAACTCAAGATGAGTCGGGTTCATATACCGTTAAGCCTTTTATTGCTGAGGTAAAGAATCATTTAAGAAAAGACAGATATCTTTTAACAGTTAGTAATGATTCTATTACAAGTATGTTTCCCGGAACAACATTTAGACCACAAATAAATGGATACGTATGGGCTGGATCTTCTACTTTTAATCCGTTCACTTCCCCCTCATTAGCAAATCAACCTTTTGTTGTAGCAAAAATTGTAGATGTTATTGGTGATTATGATACGAGTTTAGCGATACCAAAATCATTAAAAATTGTAGTTGAATTACAAAATACCAATAAATTTACATTTGGTTCTGGTTCATATTTTTCAAAAAATACAAGCACAGGTCCTGTAACTGGATTCAATGTTAGTGGTGTAGAGTTGCAAATAGACTCTAAAGGAACATATTCTTTATCGGATGTTCCTGTAGGTGATCCTACTAAGATGACCATTACAATGCAGCCAGGAAAAGCATATGTTTATGGATATGAATATGAAACATATGCACCAAGAACTGTGGATTATGTAATTAATGGAAATCAAACGGATATTAAAGTAGTTACTGGACAAAATGTGGAGTTTGAACTAGGCAATTACGTAAAAGGCAATTTTGTACAAAGAACCACAGCAAACACCATAAATTATGAAGAAATGCCTTCTTTGGATCTAATTGACGTAGATACAAATACATTTTTGATTTATCCTGCTAATACCACTACAGCAGAAAAAAGAATATATGCATGGGCACCATTTTTTGGAGCAACCGAAGATATACAGGGCGACATGGTTGACATGGCAATATTAACTAATAGTGAAAATTTAGAAGGTGCAGTATTTCCTCACGAAAGCGTTATCTTTGTGGCAGAGTAATTAACTAATGCACATAAATAGGATAAAAGGGTAAAAATGGCATTAACAACACAAACAAACAACGGTTATAAAAATGGCTTATCAAACGAACTGATGAGAGTTTCTGGCGAAACGAGTCAGACAACATATACTGCAAGTTGTTTTTCCGACAAAGTTACCGATGTAATCCGAGTTAATTTTCTAGATCCATTTAGAGGAAATTACAGAACTGCATATGATCCCACTAGTACCAATCTAGATTCACCAACGCAAGATGGTCGTAGAGGATTTCGTGAAGAAATATTTTTAGAAGCAACAAGTCAAGGAAATTATGATATTTTAAAACACTTTAGAGTTAAACAAATTAATGGTTTAACTGGTGAGGTTATTGCAGAAGGAATTCCCTTAAGATGGGTTCCACCATCTTCAGACGGTATGGGTGGTACTTTATTCATAAAAGTATTGTATCAAGATTTACCAAATCCTACAACGTTTAATCAAGCAAACGGTGTAATATACTGTGATGCAATTGATCAATTTACATATGATGGAAAAACATACGATGGCAATCCCGTATCGGTTGGCACTACAATAAAATCAATACAAACAGTATCTAACGTTTATAAATTAACAAGCGTTGAGGCTTATAATAGTGCCCCATCCACTCTACCTTGCGTTGGTGGTACAGAAGGTGTAATTACTTTGGGTAAAGGAATTTACCAAAGCGGTCAAAGAGTGGTTTTGAAAGAATTACCCACAACAAATGGTTCTCCATGTACTACTAGTTTTTCTGCTACTGGTTTAGTAATATCATCTACCATTGATACACTATCACAAAAAGTTTCGGTTTTCGTGGAGTTTGATCAACCACTAAACGATACTGCTGGAGAGAACGGCAATTGTTCAAATTGTACAAATGCATCTGAAAGACTAGTTCTCTGCACAGGAGATGCGTCTGGTAGTTGTTTATCATCTTGTACCATATATTCTATTGATAACGTTAGAAAAATAAGCACACCAGAATGTGGTACTGTACAAAAAATATACTTTTCAAATGAAATTGCAGAAACTGGAGAATTTGTACCGGGTAGAGAACTTTATCAGTGGAAATATGAAAATTGTGGAAACCACCCTGGCAATGGGTCGTATCATATTCAAAAGCAAGCGGATGCACAATCTAAAATTGTTGGTGAATATTTAAATTGGGATACCGCAACTAAAGTTCTTTATGTTCTTTGTCCTAATTCCATAATGGAAACTAAATATGGAAATGTATACCAAATAACAGAAACAGGAACTTTATTATCTAGAGGCACTGGTATCTCTTCAAATAGTAAATTTGAAAAGAGAACAGGCTCATTTATTAATCTTAGAAATACTACAGAAACACCAACATATGTTTCTGGTAGAGAATATCAACAAGTTTGGGATAGTCCAACTGGTGGTGAATTATTAATTCAAACTTTGACAAGTACATCAACTTCCTATAATCCAAACTATGAATATGTAATTGGTGAAACTGTAATTCAAGCACTTACAGAAGATTTTAATGGAAATGTTGTTGGTTATGCTGCTGGCACTGTTGTAGATTGGCAACCAAATACTACGGCATTGGATAGTGTTCCATCTATATTAACTATTAAAAGACAAAAAATTGGAACACAAAATCCTTTACTCATAAACACAAACGATCCACTAATTCCTGTTGGAACAGCTCTTGGTCGTTTTAGATTTGGTACAAATTTAGCTCCAACTACTACAGGTACATTACTAAAGAATACAAAAAGAAATATTCTTCCTTTGCGTATTTTTGAAACCGTTTCTACAACTGGTAGCACCGTAACCGATTGGTATGATTTTAGTTCAGAAAATGTTGTACAAAATTCAACAACAACTGCTTTGACGGATAGTGTAGTTACAGCGAATATTGCCACTATTGCTAAGGGATCTTCTATAGGAACTACTAGAATTAAAGCAATAAAACTAAATGCTGGAAATGTTTATGATATTTCATTAATGAATACCAATATATTTTATAATGAACCAGTTTCATTTAAAGATGTAACACAAATTGGTAAATCAAATGTTTTGACAAATACGAGCGGAGTATCATATAGTTCAATTGAACCAGTAATAGAAATACAACAAGATTATGTAAATGGTCAATATCTAACTAAGATTTTTAATCCTACTTCGGACAAACAAATAATACCTTTACCAGCCGGCGATGTACTAGAAAATGTTACATCTGGATCGGCTAATTTTGGTTCAACTTTATTGACAATTCAACAAATTTTTGATGTTAATTTCCCAACAAATAGTGCAGAAGTTTTTGTTGCCGGTAATATAAATGGAGCAGAATTCCCAAGCGTATTCTCTTCAACTTATTCCTTTGCAGTAGATCAATCCGGTAATAGTTTAAATCTAGTAAAATACAACAATTTAGCAATATCTTCAGCAGAACCTTCAGACAACAATACACTATATTATGATATAATCGTTGCAGATGATGCAAACGTTGGTATAAAGTTTAAGAAAAAATCAACAAGCAGCGTTACTAATATGATTTTTGGTGCCGAAATAAAATGTTCAGCATCTAATGTAATAAAAGTAAAACAACAAAAAACATTTAATGCTACAATTGATTTAACTTATAACACGTCTGGTCCATTTAAGGATAAATGGACTGCAACTATACCACTCATAAGTGGTGTTGATGTTTATTCATTAAATTCCGTATTTGCGGTTTCTGGTTCATCCATTCTTACTATTATTTCAAATAACGTTAAAAATCTGTTTGGTATTTCTAAAGAAACAGACGATTACTTATACAAACCAAGTATTCTTGTTTTGTCTAATGATGGCGTTAGAGCAAACACAAACACCGATCCAAATCAAGGTCCAATAACACCAACTGTTCCAACTTTTGGTTTGTTTGAACGGGACGGCTTAACCGAAAATTACAAAGTAAAAATTCGCGTTAACGGGCTTGCCTATGAAGCACCAACAGGTCCAGGATTAGTTGTTCGTGAATCTTATAGAGATAGTAACAATAATCTTTTAAGTGTTAAGAATATTCCGTATTACGTCTCTAAGGTAGATGGAGAGCAATACCATAGTACTGCATTTATTGATTGCAGAGGTACGCTTGAGGATGATATTGTTTATAATAAATTTGTAATACTTCCACAATCTTCTACTATTAACACCACTCTTGGTGTTTATGCTCCGCGCTACGATATTTTATACATTAACAAAAATGGATCGTTTAAAGTTGCATATGGTGCTGCATCCTTTACTCCATCGTATCCAGAATTACCTGAAGATGGAATGATTCTTTATAAGATCAAAAAACCAAGTTATGTGTTTGATAGTCAAGACCTCTCACTACAGTATACGGATAATAGACGTTATACTATGCGAGACATTGGTAGATTGGAAAAACGAGTACAGCAACTTGAAGTATATTCTGCTTTGTCTTTGTTGGAAAAAGATGCAGACTCCCTGTTAATTGAAGATACAAATGGCAATAATAGATTTAAAAATGGTATTATAGTAGATCCATTTGAAAATCATAAAATTGGTGAAGTTTCTCATGTTGATTATAACATTGCCATAGATCCGGTTGAAACTTGCTTAAGACCAAAAGCCCAAACAGAAAATTTAAAATTAATTTCTGTTACTCCAACTGAGTCTGCAAAATTTATTGAAATTTTGAATACTAAAACTGGGGTAACTGGAACTACCAGTAATGCACCAATATCAACTGGTTTGTTTATGCTTCCATTCACGGAAACTGCATTTGTAGTTCAACCACAAGCAACGCGTTCAATGACTTTAACGCCATTTGAAACATTAAATCTTGAAGGAACCGTACGGCTTTCACCTAGAGAAGACGATTGGGTTGACACTGAAACCAGACCAGATTTAAATGTAAATCTTGCAGGAGAAAATGACATATGGGAAGACATTTTAGATGAATTAAATTCGTCAGAAGATGGACCCTTCTCATTGAATTTTGGTAATTGGAGTGAATTGAGTAGACAAACTTCTTCCAATACAACAACAAATAGAACAACAAGAGGAAGAAGAAGAACTACAACCAGAACTACAACCACAAACAGTACAATAAGAGAAGAAAGAAATATCACTGGAGAACAACTAAGAACTGGAACTGAACAAATTTCTTTGGGTGATAGAGTTGTAGATGTGTCTTTCATTCCTTACATGAGAGGCAGAAGAATCAAAATAGGAATTAGTGGACTGAAATCTAATTCAAGATTATACCCATTCTTTGATGGTGTAGATGTTTCACAATATTGTTATTTGTACAGCACCTTAGATGCATTAGATACGGATATAGCACAAGTCTCTCTAACGGAAGCAAATAAATTTACATCTACAAGTGGTGGATTTAAAAAGTCATCTGCTCAAGGAAATGCTTTCATAATATTTGATATGCCGACTGGCACATTCAGAACTGGTGATAGAAAGTTTACAATTTCTGACAATCAAAATAATGATTTTTCAAGAGCAACTACTTTTGCAACGGGAACATATTCTGCTTCCGGTCTTTCACAAGTAAGAGAAACTACAAAGGCAACAATTAGAACTTTTGAAACTGAAACCATTAATACCACAGAAGAAAGAATAAGATCAGAAACAACTGTTAATGTTCAAACCACTACAGTTCGAGTAGATCCTTTGGCGCAAACATTTACAATAAATCCAGAACTGTATCCAAATGGTATATTCTTGAGTAGCATTGATGTTTTCTTTGCAAGAAAACCAGACAATTCTACAAATATACCAGCAAAAATAGAAGTAAGACCAACAGTAAATGGCTTCCCAGACGCTTATAAAATTTATCCGGGTGGTATTTCAATTTTACACCCAAGTCAAGTGAACGTTTCAGATACTCCATCTGCAAACAATTCAGCAACGGCAACAAGATTTACATTTGAAACACCAGTATATCTTGAACCCGGTGAACACTCTTTCGTAGTAAGATCTACAACAGACGAGTATGAAATATATGTTGCAGAAATAGGTCAAACACTGGTAAACAGCACACAAAGAGTAACAGAACAACCTTATGTTGGTGTGTTCTTCAGTTCCTCAAACGCCAGCACTTGGTTGCCACAACCTGCTATGGATATGATGATGGTTCTTAATAAATGTGAGTTTACTCCTAACCAAACACACACGTTTGCCTGTAAGACAAATATTGCAGGAAAAGACGTAAAATATGAATTGTTGAATTTGAACAATGCATATCAAGAGTTTGATGCTGCAAGAATTTTCTGGAGAATAAGTAACAATAACACATTAGATGGAACATATACTCCAATTAATGCAAATGAAAACATTAAATATACTTCTACACAAACCTTAATAGACGGGGAATCTTTATACTTTAAAGCAATTGCTCTTACTACAAGTAAAGATGTATGTCCGGTTATTAATACGGAAAGAATGAGTGCGTTCTTAGTTAAGAATTTAATAGAAAATAATAATAGCACTCAAACAAACGGAGAATTGAATCCTTATGCGAATGATTTTGGTGATATAAGAAGAGCAAGATATATTACAAAAATAGTAACACTCGAAGAAGGATTTGAATCTACTGGATTTAAATTAGTATTGTCCGTAAATAAACCTGTTGGAACAAAAGTAAAAGCATTTTTGAAATATCAACCAACAGAACAAACAAAAACATTCCACGAAAATCCATATGTGGAACTCGTTCCAGACATGGGTACTTCGGAATTTGATAATTTCTTCACGCGAACAGAAGATGAATATGTGGATGTTCAATTTACGCTTCCAACGGATGCATCTTCACCATATAATAAATTTGTTATAAAATTGTGTCTATTTAGTGACAATGCTGCCTTTGTACCAAAAATACAAGATTTGAGAGGCATTGCTGTTCTATGAGTGAATTGCCAATAACTGGTAGAGAGGATCTAAAACGAGATCGTAAAACTGGAGCAATTTTATCGTGTGATAGAAATAAACTAATGGAAGCGAAGCGGATTAAGCGAGAAAACGATAGATATATAACATTAGAAAAAAGAGTTAGAGAATTAGAAAATATAGTTCAATCATTACTAAAAGGCAATAACAAATGAGTGCATTCAGAGAACCAGTATTTGATTTAGAAACGCTAACAAATTCAGATACAGTAATCACTTGGTTGAATCGCACAAACCAATTAATTAATGGATTGAATTCTTTATATGTTGTTGATATTTTTGATGGAGATGGTATTTGTACCACTCGCGCCGATGGTGTTGTTACAATTAATATTGATAATGGTCCTGGTCTTGGATTTACTGCCGGTAATGAATTAACTATAAAATTTGACGCAATAGATGAATTAACTAGTGCTTCCACAGTTTCACCAACTCTTGGAACTGATTATGCTTTAGTTGAAAGATCTGGTGTTATTAAAAAAGTAAAACTGGATTCTTTTTTACCACCAACACTAAAACATACTCACACATTTGAACAAAGTTTAAGTATTCAAGGACAACAATTAACTTTAGCATCTTCCCAATCTGTAATTGGAAACAGTGCAAATAACTGGTTTGCCGTTCTTAAAGCAAATGGCAATACTGTAGGTGAATCATCAAATGCTTACATAAAATTTGGTGGTTTTAATAATAGTTGGTTTGTTGGTACTAATTTTACATTTGAAAATAACTACGGAATATTTTCAAATTATGTGACAGAATCAAATACTCAAGCAAACTTTAATTTCTGCACACAAGATTTGCCGGGTTCAAATCTTTCTACAAATGATGACGATCTTTCTGTAAGCATATTGTCTTTAAATTTTAACGTAGGTGCAGCACCAACAGATTGGAAGTATGGTGCTATTGGTGAAACTGCAACAACAACTTGGCCAGCAACTTGGAAATTAAAATTTGCAGAATCTCTTGCAGGATTTTATTTTTATGATGCAGATTCTACCGATTTGGATCAGCCTATTTTGACTATGCAAAAGTTGGCTGCTTATGATAATTTAATCAATGTTAATGGTAGAATTTATATTACTGATATACAAAATTCTTCACAATTTATTTCCTCTCCATCCGGAGCAAATAAAGTAGTTTTAACTGGTTCTGATGGACAAGTAAATAAAAAGTTTACAAACAGAATAGTCACTACAGATTATGTGTCTTTGTCTGAAGGTGATGTAGTATATGTTGGAACCATTACAGATGGTGACATAACTTATGCAAAAGCACAAGCATCACCAGCAGGAAACTATGACATAGTTGGTATAGTTGAATCTGTAATCGGTGGTCAAGCAACAATAGTTCTAAATGGTGAATTTGAATTTAATTCGATAACAAGTCTTGAACCAGGCATTAAATATTACCTTTCCCAAAGCACTGCTGGTGATTTCGTGGAGGAAGGAACATACAGTTCTGGAATAATTAAACCCGTATTTGTTGCAATTTCGGATAAAAAAGGTGTTTTGATTACATCGTTTACTCCCGAGAATGCAAATATAGATCAAATTACCATTTTTAATAGTTCAGATTCCAGCACAGAAAGTTTGGAAATCGATCAACCAAATTATAATTTGACTCTAGTTGGTGGTCAAAATATTAAACTTGATATTAATACAGATAATGAAATTGAAATACGTGTAGAAGGTTTGGCTGGAGCACAAGACACTTTCAAAACCATACAAGTAAATGGTGTAGGATCTGATGGAGATGGACAAGTAGTTTCTGCAAATCCAAATGATATCATATCTTTTACAAGTAGCACACTTCGAATTGTAGCAAATGATACAACCAAAACCATTAATTTTGAAGGACAAAATAGTTTTAGCAGCGTAATCTTTACCGATGCAGATTCTGCTATTACATATACCGCTGAAGTACCTTCAGATACTTTACAATTTATTGCTGGACCTGGAATATCATTTACACACAACACAGACGATTCAATTATTATAACAGCATCTGTTACTGGTGGTGTTGCTACAAGTAATATCAACTATGATGCAAGATACCAAGTATTGGCAAGCGGAAATACAACAACTGCTTCAACTGTAAGTTTATTGGGTAGTGGAACTGGTTCATTCGTATCTAATTTGGGTTCCAGTTATGATGATGTTTCTCTAGCATTAGAACCCGCAAAAACAATAACATATACCAGTGGTGGAATATACACTTATGATTCTTCGAGTTATGATGTTGACTCCGGAGGATTCTGGCCAACAGATACGCTTGGTAAATATCTACCCTCGGAACTTGCTGGTTTCGTTGTTGGTAGAATAACACCAAGTGCAAATAGTACATCAGTGTTCCCCTCTTCTTCGATACAAAGACTGGGAAGAAACGCATTACGTTTCTTGATGGGTATTGCTCCAACAGGATATATTGATAATATAAGCAGTGTATACAGCAAATGGACAATAGATGGTGGTTCTAATTACATTACCGCAGCTGATAAAAATGGTGCAATTTTCTTTGAAGCAGGAACTGGAATTTCTTTATCAAATCCAGGCTCTCCAAATAGAATAGTAATAACAAATACTGGAGTTGCACAAAACGCATTTGCTAAAGTAAACATTAAGAATAAAAATGGTACTACTTTAGATAGTTTTGACGCAAATACTTCTAGTGATAATTTTACATTAAAATCTGGTCAATTTATATCAATAGTAACAGATACAAATAACGATACTGCTATTTTTGATTTAAATATATCAGATGATTATGTGTTGCTTGGAAATCCCGGAACAACAGACGGAATGAGCGCAATTTCAGTTTCCTCTAACTCTTTTGTTGGAAGAGTTGGCAGTGGACCAATTGAAGCAATAACAAATTCGGATTTGGCCTGGACAACAGGGGTTGGAACTTCTACAGCACCATCTTTACAAATGCCATATTTTGGTTTAATTGAAGTTGGTACTGGTGGTTCTCCTACTTATTTAAATGCACTAGGGGCAAATAAAGGAAAACTTACATTTAGTGCTGGTACAAATATTAGTTTTACCGCAAATGACGCAACAAACACTATAACTATAAATTCTACAGGAGGTTCGACTCAACCAACACCAACTATACGTCAAATTATTGTTGGTACTGGAGGAGTCAACACTGTTGATGCTAATTTAACTTCTCTAGCATTCAAAACTGGTTCTGGTTTAACTGCTACTGGTTCTTATGATTCAACGGCAAAAGAATTAACTGTAAATTATGGATTATCTGTCATAGGACCAAATACAGTTTTAGCAAATGCCAGTTCAATAGGTGCTGTACCATCCCCAATAACAATAAGTCCAAATACTTTCTTAGGACGCGCATCTACAGGCGATATGCAAGCAATTCCAGTTACTGGAGCAGGAACAACAGTTAGAAGTATGTTGGGTATTGGTTGGTATAGTAGCGTTGGTACACAAAACGCATCTGAACCACCAAACACATCAAGTTCATTAGCAACAAATGGTGAAGTTTTATTGTTTAGAAATACTGATGGAACCGCAACTTTAACAACTACATCAGCCACTGGTACAAAAACTATAGGAATATCTGCAAAGACTATTCTTTCTACTGATTTGACACCAAGATTTGCAACAAATTCTTCTCTTGTTAGTGCAACTTCTTTTGGTACAACTGTAAGATATGGTAATGAAACAAACGCAACAACAACAAAACCAAGTTATTATAATATTGAATCATTTAATAGCAGACCATCCATAGGAGGAACTGCCACTTCTACTGATATAATTTCTAAAGAATATAGATTTACTGCTACAAATAATTTTGCTGAAACTAATTTAATAACAGTAACTTCAGCATTGGCAAGCCTTGCGGGACAAAAATATATTTACAATAATGTAATAACTGAAGTTGTGTATGCTGATGCTTATACACTAAATGTTAAAACTTATAATAGTTCGAGTGTTCTACAAAATGGGGCATTTACTGCTTTAGCAAGTAACATTACATTGAATTCCGAAAATGATATAGCATTTTCTGGTTCTGGTCGAAGTGTGACTCTAAACTCTAAACAAATTAGATCTACTTCCAATACTGTTGATATAGCAACATCAGGTGCATACGCATTTATGCGTTCTGTAAATTTTAACAACACTGCAACTGAAGATTTTGCTATTATTGCGGATCAAAACTTTGCACTAACATTTAGAAGCATTTCTGCTGGTAGCGAATTAACTTCGTTATATTTTACCGATGTAGACGATGATGGAACGATACGTATTAGTGGATCAGAATTTACTACTAGTAACAAAATTATATTTGATATAGACATTGATTTTGGTGAGGTTGGGGGTACAACTAGAACTATTAATTTTGCAAATGCAACAGTTACTGGATTGTCCGTAAGCACTCACTCAGATACACATAGATGGGCACAAGATGAATTGTTTGATAGCAACGGTGCAAGTGCTGGCGCAGATGCTCTTCAAGCATGGGAAGTTGGTGCGGTTGCAAGAGGTAAACCAGTCCTCCTAAATACTATTGCAATAGCAAATGCAGATGGTAAGTATAATTTTGATTTGAATGCAGTGGCAACAAAAGCACTATTGTATAGTGGTGCGACTACATACAATACCACAAACTATTCAAGTACAATTACAGATGCAAATAGAGGACCACTGTATTTGGTAGTACCAAATGGCACAGATCCAACTGCTGGTGGATCGCCAAGCGGACCGCCCGGACAAATTATCTTTGTAAGAAAGCAACCTTAATTATGTTTGTTAGAGATAACTCAAATAACCCAAGAGAAATTTCTAGAATTTTTGTACGTGATGCTTCTGGAACCCCACAAGAAATTTCTAAAATTTATGTTAGAGATGCAAGTGGAGCACCAAAGTTAGTATTTGATAATACCGTAACCACTGTTCCTTCACTGTGTAGCGACTGTGATGTTGGTTATGTATATTATTTCAATGTGGGAACGGCAGCGACTGGTCTTGTTACAACAACGAGAGCAAATTATGTTGGGGTGGCAAGACCGGTATTAAATCAACCAGCGTGTGCCATTACATCATCACCGACAATTTCCGGATTAAGACCATGGTTTCATCCAGTTAGCACTTTAGATAAAACTTATTGGAAAAAAACATCATTGTCTTATGATTATGTCAAAACGAATTTAGAAAACAATGGAGTTACACCAAATGAAGATTTGTCTTCTTCGGTGTACTACAGAACACTAGAACAACCTTTAAGTTGCAATCCTTCACTACCAAATTTTTGTTTTTGCAATTGGTTTAATAGTTCATTTACCGGAAGCCTTCCACCCAGTGGAATTTCAGAATCTGTTTCGGGTTTTTCATACGGAACTGGTGATTTAACTAATATATTTTGGAAAGCATTAAAAATTTCTTATGATGAATTAACAAATTATCCCATATTGCCGGGGTTTATACTAATAGATTATAAAACCTCTAATTTTAAAAGCACTATAGTTTCTCGCGTAAGTAGACCAAGATATAAATGGACAGATCACGGTAGAACTGTAACAATCGTTGATAGTGATACAAGTCCACCCACTGAGACGACATACGTACCCACTGGTGCATATGATCAAAGATATGCTCCCGGAGGTACATGCTTAACTGGTCCTGCCCAAGTTGCCGCAACTAGAGATAGTTCAATATACCCATATTATGATAGATTTGTGCTACTGGATGTTGATTTAAACACAATACAGAATTTTAATTCGGTTAATGGGAATAGATCCTATCTAGATTTACCATGTGGACAAGAATATTGTGTTACTTTATTTGATCAAGAATTTTATAAAACATGGGCACATGGAACATGTTGGAATTATGGTGCTGGTGGTACTCAAGAATTTATATGGGCAATGGGAAACACCAATGATTTTCCAGCAAGTGTAAATTGCACTGGTTCTTTTTCATATGGAGCACCTTGGACAAACCAACAAGTTACACTTGGTAGTCTAGGAACAACATCTGGATTTGGTGATTGTAATATTTTTGTTGATAGAGATTTAATTAATATACCGGGAGTTGGACAATATTATAATCCATATTCGTATTTGTTGGTTGCAGATAATACTGCTACAGATAGAACAATACCAGTTTTAAATGCACAAAGTGATTTACAAGATTGCTGTACTAATTGTTTTTATGGACCGGTAAACGACGACACAACCACTGAAGATATGTGTCGGGAAATTTATCAAATACCACCAATTAATACACAAAATCCCAATGGTGCTAATTTAAAGTTCTTTGAAGATATTAGCACAATGATAGCACTCAACACAGAAAATACAACACAGAGTGCAAGTGCTAAGGTTAGATTTACTTTGCCAATGTATTTAACTTTACCAGAGTTTGATACTTTTATAGTTAAACTAAAAAATCTAACAACAACTCAACTTGACGATTTTATTAATGGTGGTGATGTCAATTATGATGGCACACAAACAATAAAAAATATGACTGGTATAAGTTTAGAAGGAAACGATTTATTGTTGTGGAAAGCATTATGCGACATATTTGGTTTTAACTTAATTACAAGAGAATTATTAGTTACTGGTGCGATACCACTTTCTTCACATAGTTTTCAATATGAAGAAAATCGTTTTGGAGTTACTGTAAGTGGCTCATGTACTCCATCATCAATAACTTATCCAATTGGACCTTTAAGTCCATCATTTAGTGCTCCGTCGCAAACGGGCATTTCCACCGCAACAAATGCGGCCTCTTTGGGACAATATCCCATAATAAAATGGGACGTTTTTGGTTTTCCAACGACACAAACAACACACTATGTTGTTTTTGAAATGACCGCAAGTGGAAACCGATGCATATCTTCTGCAATAAATCTTAATACTATTAAAAACAATCAAAGCAATTTAAGAGCAGCATTAAGAGGAATAACACTGCAACCAGTAAATTTTGTATGCAAAAATCTTCAAAACTCTACAGTTCCAACCGTAATTGGTGGGACGACATTAGTTTCAAAAACTTACAAATTTGCTCATCCTTTGTTTATCGATTATTTGTTTAAAAATACATCAAGAGTAGCCGGAGAACCGCCAGCGGTCAGTAATTATGACTTTTACAGAGGAATTAATGTAGATCAATTAACTACAGATCAAGGTGGAACTCAAACTGGTGGTTGGTCAAATATAAATTCCGCCGTTAGCGCAATAGATTCAAACTTTTTAGTATATTCTAGGGGTCTTTTAATTTCAACCCAGAGTGCTTATTCTTCGTGTTTTATTTATAGAACTCACCTATCTTATAGCACATTTTTAAATAAATATTATCCTCTAGAAAAGTTTACAACAACTGATGGTATACCAGATTGACATTTACTTTTATTGACTATATAATGTACCTGATTTTATAAAGGAGAAATTATGAAAGTTCGATTGATTGATATTTATAGTTCTGTATCTGTTTTAAACAAACTAATTGAAGAACCACTCCCAACTAAGATTTCATTTAAACTAATGAAGTTGCTAAATGTTCTAAACGCTGAAGTCAAGTTAGTAGAAGATCAAAGATTAAAGTTGGTAAAGCAATACGCACCAGATGGTACGGTTGTTTCGGATGAAAATAAAGAACTATTTTTGAAAGAATTTAGTGAGTTTTTAAACGAAGAAGTAGATGTCTCATGGGAACCAATTGAAGTAGATACTTTGGGTGATAATATGAAACTTTCGGTTGCTGATTTAGCAAAAATTCAATATTTGTTTAAAGAATAAGTAAATAACATTTACAAAAAAGGATCTCCTTGGTTTTATAAATAATGTAGAACCAAGGAGATTTTACATATGGCAAAACCTTCAACAAGGGAACAACTTAAAGATTATTGTCTAAGACGACTCGGTTATCCTGTTGTACAAATCAACGTGGATGATTCGCAAATAGAGGATCGTGT